CATCAGACATTCAAGGTATCTTTAAAAAAGATCCATACGAAGAAGTAGAAATACTACACGCAGTTTATCCAAGATCAGACTTTAATCCTAAGAAAAAAGATAAAGCTAATATGCCATTTGAATCTGTTTATTTAGAATATAAAAATGCTAGTGAATTATCTGTTGGCGGATTTAAAGAGTTCCCTTTCGTAGTACCTAGATATTTAAAAGCATCAAATGAAATTTATGGAAGAAGTCCAGCAATGACAGCATTGCCAGATGTTAAGATGTTAAATGAAATGTCTAAGACTACAATCAAAGCTGCACAGAAACAAGTTGATCCACCACTATTAGTTCCGGATGATGGCTTCTTACTTCCTGTAAGAACTGTACCGGGTGGACTAAACTTTTATAGATCAGGTACAAGAGATAGAATTGAACCATTAAACATTGGTGCAAACAATCCACTAGGTTTAAATATGGAACAACAAAGAAGAGACAGTATTAGAGCTGTGTTTTATGTTAATCAACTTATGATGCAAGATGGTCCGCAAATGACAGCAACAGAAGTTATACAACGTAACGAAGAGAAGATGAGATTACTTGGTCCAGTATTAGGTAGACTACAATCAGAATTATTAAAACCATTAATTGATAGAGTGTTTGCAATACTACTTAGAAATAATATGTTACCACAAGCTCCTGAGTTTTTATCTGGAAGAGATATAGAAATAGAATATGTTTCTCCACTTGCTAAAGCACAAAAATCTTCTGAATTACAATCTATTATGAGAGCAATAGAAATATTAGGATCACTTGCTAATGTAGCTCCAGTATTTGATTATGTTAATTTTGATAATTTAGTTAAACACTTAGCAGACATTGTAGGTGTACCACAAAAAATATTAAGATCACAAAATGAAGTAAACGCAGAAAGAGAACAAGCAGCAGCACAGGCTGCAGAACAACAACAAATGGCACAGATGCAACAAGTTGCACAAGCCGGAGGAGATATAGCACCACTAGCAAAAGCATTGCCAGAAGAAGCAAAGGCTTTAGTTAATTCACAAGTGGAATAGTATGACACAAGATAAACAACTAGAAAAATTTATAGCCGCATTAAAAAAAAATTACGTATACATATTCAATACAGAAGAAGGCAAAGAAGTCTTAACTGACCTTGAAAAAAGATGTCATTATCATTCTACCACTAATGTAAAAGGTGATAGCCATGAAAGTGCATACATGGAAGGACAACGTAGTGTCATTCTATTTATTAAATCAATGCTACGAAAAGATAAGGAAAAATAAAAATGTCAAATGAACAGATAACACAGGAAACTGTGCCTGTAGAAACAACGACTACAGAAACAACACAACCAACAACCCCCGCTGCACAACCAACATCATCTTGGAAAGATTCTATTAGCGAAGATTTTAGAAATGATCCTAGTATAGAAAAGTTTACAGAAATAGATGCGTTAGCAAAAAGTTATATCAACGCAACTAAAATGATTGGTCAAGATAAAATAGTTATACCAACAAAAAATTCTGGACAAGAAACATGGGATGAAGCCTACGCAAAATTAGGTAGACCAGAATCTCCAGAGAAATATACTTTTGATGTTAAGTCAGATGTAGTTAATATGGATGAAGGTGCTATTAAATCTTTTGCAGAACAATCTCATAAGTTAGGATTAAATAATAAACAAGCAGAAGGTATATTAGATTTTTATAAAAATAATATGGAAGGTACTGCACAACAAGCAAAAATAGACACTGAAACTGCTCAATCTAAAGCTGAACAAGAGTTGAGACAAGAATGGGGTAGAGACTTTGATGGTAAAGTTAAACAAGCTGGTGCATTAGCTAAAGCTAATATTAATCCAGAAGTATTAGATATGACTTTATCAAATGGTACAAGGCTTGGAGACCATCCAGAAATAATAAAAGGCTTTGCAAAAATAGCAGGAATGATGTCAGAAGATAAAATTGTTTCAACTGAAAGTGAAAATGTAAATACAGTTACTGACATTGAAACTGAAATATCAGCTATTACTAATGATACTGATGGACCTTATTGGAATAAGCAACATCCAGATCACGATAAAGCAGTACAACAAGTTTATACATTAAGAGAAATGCTAAATGCAGATCAATAATCTTAATGATAGAGAAATTCGATTAGAAGTATTGCGGTTGGTTAAGGAGACAGGATCTGAGGTTCAGAAAAATGATCCCTTGCCAATCGCTGAAAAATATTATAATTGGATAGTAGGTAAGAAAATTCGTAAGAACCTTACTGGCAAGAAGGAATAGACTTCTACTCTAAAAGAGTTTAAATCCAAGAATAGCCTACTCATGTGAGTAGATAACCTTTCTGATTTTTATAATAACAATAATAATAATGGAGAGACAATTATGTCATCACAAATAACTACAGCATTTGTACAGCAGTATTCTGCTAACATACAAATGTTATCTCAACAAATGGGATCATTATTAAGAGACAAAGTCAGACAGGAAAGTGTTGTTGGAAAAAATGCTTTCTTTGACCAAGTGGGTTCGGTAACTGCTCAGTTAAAAACTAGCAGACACTCAGACACTCCGCAAATAGATACACCTCACTCAAGAAGAAGAGTATCTTTAGCTGATTATGAGTATGCTGATCTTATTGATCAACAAGACAAAGTAAGGCTCTTAATTGACCCTACATCATCTTACGCACAAGCCGCTGCTTTCGCAATGGGAAGAGCAATGGATGATGTTATTATCGCTGCTGCAACTGGTACAGCCTCAACAGGTGAAACTGGTTCTGGTAGTGAAACTGCTCAAACAGCCATCGCTGCTAGTGTTGGTACAGGAACAGGTTTAAATATTACTAAATTAAGAACTGCTAAACAGCTTCTTGATTCAGCTAGTGTTGATCCCTCAATCCCTAGACACATAATATGTGGTCCTGAGCAAATTACTAATCTTCTAGGAACAACTGAAGTAACGAGTTCTGATTTCAACACAGTGAAAGCACTGGTTAATGGTGAAGTTGATACGTTTCTTGGGTTTAAATTCACAACGTCTACTAGACTTGCAAAAACTGGAAATGACAGAACTGTCATAGCCTTTGCACAAGATGGTATTACTTTGGGAATTGGTAAAGATGTAAATGCAAGAATAGACGAAAGAGCAGACAAATCGTATGCTACTCAAGTTTACTACTGCATGAGCATTGGAGCTACTAGAATGGAAAAAGAAAAAGTTGTGCCAATAACTTGCACAGAAGCATAATAGGAGGATATTAATATGGCTGTAACAACACAAAATAGTACAGAGTATGCTGCTACAATAGCTACTCCTTTAGTCAAAGCCTCTACAAGAAGTAATACTGGTAAATTAAGAACACTTGCTTTCTCTTTTAATCAAGATGGTGTCGGTGATGCTGGTTCTATAATTGTATTAGGAAAACTTCCAGCAGGAAGAGTAAAAATCATAGGTGGTTTATCTAGATTTTACTGTAACATTACTGCTAGTTCAGCAACGATTGACATTGGAAATCAAGCATATGTTAATACATCAGGCGAAACAGTTGCCGAAGATGTAGATAGCATGGTTGATGGATTAGATGTAGATACTGCTGGTTACTTTACAATGGAAGGTAATACTGCTGCTCAAAAATTGCTTGGTGGAAACCACAAATTTGACAGTAAGGATGGAGTTGTCATTCAAATCAAAAGCATTCAGGCTTTAGCCAATGATGATGATGTGGATGGAGTAATTACTTACGTTCTAGACTAATAAATAAAATTTTAGGGGGTGGAAGCGAGAGTGAAAACCCCCTAGAGTGCATGAAAAAGATACAAGATTTAAAACCTGTATTACATTTTAAAAAAGATAATTATGTGTATAGGTATGTATTAGTAGATAGGTTTCAAAACGATTCTAAAAATCATTATGGCTTTGACACTAAAGAAGAAAGAACAACAGAAGAAATATTTGCGTTAGAAAAAGATAGACAAATAAGACGCAAGTATATTATAAAGAGGTAGTATGGCATCAATAGTAGGAATTTGTAATGGAGCATTAAATCAACTAGGAGCTACAACTATACTTTCACTTACAGAAGATTCAAAAAATGCTAGACTTTGTAACTCAAGATTTACCCAAGTAAGAGATGCTTTATTTAGAACTCATCCTTGGAACTGTTTACAAAAAAGAATACAAATTGCAGCAGACAGTACAGCTCCAGCATGGGGTTTTAAGTTTGCATATACATTACCAGCAGATTGTTTAAGACTACTTAAGATATTAGACTATGATTCTAATTATAAAGTAGAAGGTAGAAAAGTTTTAAGTAACACAGAAACTATGAAAATATTATATGTTGCTAGAGTTATTGATCCAAATGAATATGATGAATTATTAAGAGAAACATTATCTGCATCTTTAAGTGCTGATATTGCTTTTGCAGTTACATCTAATAATACTACATCTCAAAATATGTATCAACTATATCAAGAAAAATTAAAAGATGCTAGATTTGTAGATTCAACTGAAGGTCAAAATGTTGATCAAGATTTAGGTATGGCAGATGTTATAGACGCAGGTACATTTATTAATTCAAGGTTTTAGACCATGGCTAGAGTTGCAGTTGAATTAACAAACTTCACAGGTGGTGAGCTATCTCCAAGATTAGATGGTAGAACTGATTTAGCTAAATATACGTCTGGTTGTTCAACGTTAGAAAATTTAGTAGTATACCCACATGGTTCAGCAGCTCGTAGACCCGGTTCTACATTTTTAGCAGAAGTTGCTAATAGTGCAAATAAAACAAGATTAATCCCTTTTGAATTTTCTACAACACAAACTTATATGTTGGAGTTTTCTAATTTAAAAATGAGAGTATACAAAGATAGTGGTGCTGTATTAGAAGGAGACAAAACTATAACTGCAATTACTAAAGCTAATCCTGCTGTAGTAACCGCTAACTCTCATGGTTATTCTAATGGTGATGAAGTAGTAATTACTGCTGTTGGCGGTATGACAGAAGTTAATGGTAAAAGATTTTTAGTTGCAGACAAAACAACAAACACATTTGAACTACAAGATAAAGATGGAGTTGATATAAACAGTTCATCATTTACTACTTATACTTCTGGTGGTGTATCTAATAAAGTTTTTGAACTAGCAACACCTTATACTACTGCACAACTATTTGATATTAAGTTCGCACAATCGGCAGACGTCATGTACATAACGCATCCAGAGCATGAGGTAGAAAAATTATCTCGTACTGGTCATACTGCTTGGACATTAACAGATGTAGATTTTACGAATGGTCCATTCATGGATGCTAACATTACTACAACAACTTTAAATCCAGCATCACATACTGTAGGTACAGGAGTTGCAGTAGTTGCTAGTGCAGTTACAGGAATAAATAGTGGTAGTGGATTTTTAGCAACTGATATTGGAAGATTAATTTATTTTAGAGATGGTTATATGAAAGTTACTGCAAGAGCAGATACAACAAATATTACAGTAGAAATTATAAAAGATTTAGGATCAGCTACCGCATCAGAAGATTGGAGACTAGGAGCTTTCTCTGACACCACAGGTCATCCTTCTTGCGTAACCTTTTTTGAACAACGATTAGTATTTGCAGGAACAACTGATCAACCACAAACAATATTCTTTTCAAAGTCTGGTGATTATGAAAACATGGATGCAAACATTGGCGGAACAATAGCTGATGATGATGCAATCATTTATACAATCGCATCTAACCAAGTTAATGCTATCAGATTTATGACAGCAACTAGAACTTTAATTATTGGTACAGCAGGTGGTGAATTTACAGTAAGTGGAGGTGGTACAGATAGTGCAGTTACACCTACAAACATATTAATTAAAAAACAATCTAATCATGGTGCAGCTAATGTAGATGCTATAGCTGTAGGTAATGCAACATTATTTTTACAAAGAGCAAAAAGAAAAATTAGAGAACTAGCTTATAACTTTGATGTAGATGGTTATACTGCTCCCGATATGACTATTCTTGCAGAACACATTAGTGAAGGTGGTTTAACACAGATTGCATATCAACAAGAACCTAATCAAATTATTTATGGAGTTAGAGGTGATGGTGAATTAGTAGGATTAACTTATCAAAGAGAACAACAAGTAACTGCTTGGCATAGACATATTTTTGGTGGTAGATTTGGTATAGCAACAATTACAGTTTCTGATTACGCAAATATTACAACTGGAACTAAATTAACTTTAACAAAATCTGATGGTACAACTATAAATTTTAGATCAACCACAGGTACTGCTGGAACAAATGAATTTAAAACTCAAACTAATAATGATACTACAGCAACTAATTTAAAAAATACAATTAATGCTCATGCCAATTTTACTGCTACAGTTAATAGTGCAGTAGTAACAATTACAGAAACTTCACATGAAGCAACAGGATATTTAATAATTAAAAGTTTTGATAGCACAAGACTTACTGCAACAAGTGAAAGTAAAGCAGTTGTTGAAAGTGTTGCTGTTATTCCAACAGATGATACTGAATACCAAGTTTATATAATTGTTAAAAGAACTGTAAATGGTGTTACTAGAAGATTTGTAGAAATATTAAATGTATTTGATTTTGATGAAAAAGATAACACATCATTTAATTTTTTAGATAGTGCATTAAGTTATAGCGGTAGTTCTGTTACAACTATATCTGGATTAGATCATCTTGAAGGACAAGTTGTTTCTATATTAACAGATGGCGCAACACACCCTAATAAAACTGTAAGCTCGGGTAGTGTAATTTTAGATCGTTCTGCAAAAAGTGTTAAAATAGGATTAGCTTATACATCATTATTAAAAACTATGAGATTAAATGCTGGATCACAAAATGGTACATCACAAGGTAAGACAAAAAGAATATACGATATTACAGTTAGAATGTTTGAAACAATAGGTGTAGAAGTTGGACCAGACTTAACTAATCTTGAAAGAATGCCATTTAGAAATTCTGCTGATTTAATGGATGAAGGTATACCACCATTTACAGGAGACAAAGAAGTAGAGTTTAGAGGTAATTATGAAACTGATGGTTTTATCTTTGTTAGACAAACTCAACCTTTACCTTTTACAATTTTATCGTTATACCCAAGATTAACTACAAATGATGGATAATATGTTATATATAGTACCTTATAAAAAAGAACATGGACAGATCATATTATCATATCAAATGAACCATAAGATATTAGAAGCAGATAGACATTACATTAATGTTGAAGGTGATGCTAAAAATTTAGAACAAGATCATTTAGCTTTTACAGGAATGGTAAATAATAAACCTATCTTTGCTGCAGGTATGAAAATGATTTGGGGTCAAGTAGCAGAAGGTTGGGTTATAGCATCAAATGATATGTGGAAACATCCTTTAGGTGTAGCTAAAGCAATTAAAAAAGATTTTGCTAGAGTTGCAAAAGAACATAATATAAAAAGAGTTCAAACTGCAATTAGAAAAGATTTTGCTCAAGGTAAAAGATTTGCAGAGTGGTTAGGTTTGGAGAACGAAGGTTTAATGAGAAAATTTGGTTTTGATGGCACAGATCAATATATGTATGCGAGGATTTTTTAATGGCTCCATTAGCAGCAGCAGCACCTTATATAGTTGGCGGAACAGCACTTGCTGGAATAAGTCAAGCTGGAGCTATAGGTAAATTTAATCAAAGTGTATCAAATAGAAATGCTTTAGTTAAAGAAAATGAAGCAAAAATTTTAGATGACAAATTAACACTTGATCTAGCAAGATTTAATAAAGCATTTGAAAAACTTGAAGGAACTACAACTGTAGCTCTTGCTAAATCTGGTGTTCAGACAAATAGCGGCACAGCCGCAAATATTAAACTTTCAAATTTATACGAGAAAGAATTAGAAATACAAATGATGAAATATAATACTGAAATAGGTAAAGCAGCAAAATTAGAAGAAGCAAACTTTGCTAGAATAAATGGAGAAATGGCTAGAATGAACGCAAGGATGCAACAAATACAAATTACAAGTTCTGCTGGTTCAAGTTTATTAACAATGACAGGATAATATGAGAGATTATAAATCAGAATATGCAAATTATCACTCTACAACAAAACAAAAAAAGAATAGAGCTGGTAGAAATGGTGCAAGAAGAATTATGAAAAAAAAATTTGGTAATAGTATATTGGGTAGAGATGTGGACCACAAGGATAGAAACCCAAGAAATAATAGTAAAGGTAATTTAAGATTACAATCTAAATCTTCTAATAGATCAAGGAATAAATAATGATATATAAATTTATAATAATTTTTTTTTTTGGAGTTTTTCAGTAATGCCTAAAATACCTACATTTACATCCGAAGCTAGACCTACAGCACAAGCTGCTAGTGTTGTATCTAATATACAAATACCTTTAAATGAAACTGTAGCAGGAGCATTAAGACCATTAGGTAAAGCTGCTGAAGATTACTATATAAAAGAAAAAGAAATTGAAACTAAAGTACAAGCTGGTGAATTAAATGCAGATGCAACTGTTGAAGTTTTTAATGCAGCTTCAGAAGCAGAATTAAAAAATACACCACAAGAAGGAATAGATTATTTTAATCAAAAATTTCAATCAATACAAAATAAATATAAAGCAAAAGCACCCAATAAAAATGCAGGAAACCTTTTTAATATTACATTTTCTCAAAATAAAAGTGTTTATGTTAATAATATTTTAAAAAAAACAAGAGACAATTTAGTTACTACTAGAGTTACTCAAGTAGATCAAAAAGTAAAATCAAAAATAGCGGCAGCTATTTCTTCTGGAAGTAAATTTGAATTTGATATTTTGGCTAAATCTGTAGAAGAAGATTATCAAGGTTTAGTTGATGATGGAATTATTGGTACAAAAGACCTTAAACTTTATAGGGAAAAATTACCATCTCTTATTGAAACACAAATGGTTAAAAAAATTGCTATTGATAATGCTTTTGGAGCATTAACTTTATTAGATGACAATAAAAATTATCCAAATATTAAAGGAGATGCAAGAGAAGATTTAAGAAAAGAATTAAGACAAATAGCAACTTTTCAAGGCAAAGCTGTAGAGTTTGCAACTAATAAAAGATTATTAGAATCTAAAAAGAAAGTTGCGGCTGCTTTAAAAGGTGCTGAAGCTGATAAATTTTTTGGAATAAATCCAGATGAAATTAATCAATATTACACAGGAAATGAAGAATATGATAATCAAATCAATAATTTAAACAATAAAATTATTAATAACGAAATAAGTTTAGATAATAATTATTTAACAAATGATAAAATTATTAATAAAATTTTAAATAATGAAATAAAAAATTCATATCAAAAATTTAAATTAGCGGGAGAAACAGAAGCCAAAAGTATTACAGAAAGAATAGGTGATGGTTCTGTTAATTTAGATGACGATAATTTTTTTAATAATATTTTTGAATCACAACAAAACCCGGAATTAAACAAAACTAATAAAGAATTTTTTGGTTTTATAAATAAAGTAGTTCCTTTAATAGAAGGAACACCAAGTTCTAAATATTTTGATAATAATTATAATAATAGATTAAGTTCTTTTAGACAAGATATGTATGGTAGATTTGTTGAAGGATTAAAACAAAATATACCAGTAGCAAAATTATTAGATTCATTATCTGATAATTATATTGCTAAAGATATATTAGATTATGCTCCAACTAAATCAAATGTAAGAGATGCTCTTTTAAGTTTTGCTCAAGAACAAGAACCAGTATTAACTGAAGGTAAAACTAAAAGACTTGATGGAGAAACACCAAGTGAATATTTAGAAAGAATACAAAATAAACAAGAAATTAATATAGATGATGCTAGTTCTAGTTTAGATGTAAATAAAAATGTACAACAAGTAGGATTTGTAGGAGATTTGTTTTTAGGTAAAGATAGATTTTTAATTGGTAATTGGAATAAACATTATCAAACTGATAATACTAAAAAAAATTCTTTAAAAGCAAGAGAAAGATTAAGTAGAGATTACACAGTTCCAGATGAAGCAATGTCTGCAATAGAAAATGCTGCAACAAATTTTGCAGGTGATGGTGGTTTTTCAAAAGAATATTTAATAGATGCTTTAACTAAAATTGGTCAAATAGAAACACAGTATGAAACAAAAATACAAAGAGGAAATAATCCAGAAATAGAAAACTTTTATGCAAGATCTTATTGGCAAATAGAAGTAGATACTGCAAAAGATTTATTAGAAAATTCTGCTCCTATATTTGGAAAAAATTTTGAATCTACTTTTTCTAAATATGCAAAAGATGGTAAAACAGCAAGAGAAGGTTTATTGAATTTAAGTGATGAAGATTTAGTTAATTTATTAGAAAAAGATGACACATTAGCAGCAAACATTGCAGCATCATTAATAGTAACTAGATTTGACACAGAGATAGCATGAACCTAAATGAACAATCAACATTATTACAAGAAGGTGGATTTAGCCAAGCAGAAATTACAGAATGGAAACAAGGTAAAATAAAAACACTTCAAGAAGCTGGTTTTACTGATCAAGAAATTTCTGATGATTTTAAGTTTGAACCAGATACTAAAGTTATTAAAGATTATGTTAATAAAATAACTAAAGATTATTTAGCACAGGATATAGTTATTCCAGAAGATGAGATGCTATATCAATCAAATTTAAATAGGGGTAAGCCAGTTAAACAAGCTGTAAAAGATATTAAAGAAGCTGTAGTAGGAAAAGAATTTGATGGAGATTATGTAGCTGAACAAATATTAGGAAACAATCTTTGGAATTTAAGTAAGAGAGCTGCAAAAGGCGAAGGTACTCCAAAAGCATTAAAAATGCCAAAGCCAGATGATTATACTTGGACAGAGGAGTTTCTTTCAACATTAGGTACACTTGCTATTGATTCTCCTATTTATGCTGGAAGTGCTGTTGTTGGTCTACCAGCAGGTAAATTAGGTGCTGGATTTACAGGAGCAATGATACCCACGACAACTAGAGCAACTTTATTAAAAGTTTTAGAAAATCAAGATGAAGGAAAACCATCTGATGTTATGAAAATATTATTAGAAGAAACTTTAATGGAAGGTGTTAAAGAAGGTGCAAAATTTTCTGCATCCCTTGCTTTACCAATGTTAAAAATTCCGGGTGGAAAAACTTTAGCTTCTAATTACATATCAAGAACTGCAGCTCAAATAACTGGTTATCAAGGTACAGGTTTAATATTAGATGAAGAGATACCAAACAAAGGAGAGTTTGCATCTACTGCTTTATTGTTTTCTATATTTAATATTAGATTACCAAGAGCTAAAGCACAAAAAAAATCAAAACAAATTTTTATTGATTATGGAAAGAAGCCTACAGATGTAGCTTTAGATTTAGCAAAAAATAGAACAGTAAGAGAAGATGTATTATCAAACAATGTAACAGTTAGAGCTTATGAAATAAAAGATTCTAAAAAAATAGAAATACCAAAAGAAGAAATAGAAATAACTCCATCATATATACCTTTTAAAACAAGATTTTCAGATCCTATTGCAAATAAGGCAGCAGAAAATATTTCTTTTGAAGGAAAACAAATACCAATTACAAAAGAACAAATAGCACAATCTGTAAAAGAAGCAGCCAAAACCACAAAAAGAAAATTTATTATTAAAGCTATAGATAAAAAATATCCTGTACTAGAAGCTCTTAAAGAAGCTAATGTTAAAACTAAAACAGGTATTGAAAAATTAAACGAATACGAATTATTAAGATTACAAGAGGGTATGCAAGGAAGATCAGCACACTTTATTGAGTTTGGAACTCTTGATTTTAAAACATTAGCTGAAAATGGACCATCTCTTATGTCTATTGTAAGACCATTTGTAAAAGATAGTAAAACTGAAACAACTTTATTTGGCACATATTTAGTAAATAGACACGCAGTAACTCTTGCTAAAAGAGGTAAAGATACACCCATTGATATTCCTAATGCAGAAATACTTTTAAAAAAATATACAAATAAAAAAGTTAAAGATCCAGATACAGGTAAAATGATTACTTATGAACAAGCTGCTAAAAAAGTAGACTTATATCAAGAAGCTGTTTTAAAATATGCTGCAGATGGTG